CATTTGATTATTCTGATATTCCGTGTCATTTTGTTCCATCGGCTGACCTGAGCCGACTATGAAATCAGCAACTGTCATAAATCTATTTGTGTTTATGTAAATAAAATTGCCATTCGGTAAAACATAATCAGTAGGCACTTGACAATTATTGTAAAGCATAGGCAACTTTAAATCTATCTGAAAAGTAATACCTGCTAAAACATCTTCCTGGCCTTGTCTAAAATACTCAAAATTTGTAGTTTTTATTAAAGTCCATTCATGCTTATCCCAACTGAATTGCGCTAAAAGATCATGACCTATTTGCTCACAATCACTTTGCATTTCAAGCTCATCCATGTTTTCCACATGATGAATATCTGCAATGGTTAAAATTATTGAATAGGTTTTTTCTTTCCCGTTTATTGAGCTATTATTCAAAGTATACCAAACGGCAGGATATTCAACATCCTTATAATCAAAAACTACAAAGTCTTCAGCTTTTACGTGCTTTGCCGTTCTGACCTGTTTGTGTGCCGCCGCTATTGTTATTAGCTTGCTTATTATTTGATTGAGTGTTAAGCTCATGTTTTTTTAAATATGCTTTTAAAAGCTTTTCAGTTTTTTTTGTATACTTCATCGGCAACACGATAAAAATTCATATTTATACCATTTAGGCATCTCTTTTTTACTCACATCAGTATTCCCTAAATAAATACCTATTTCAAAGGATGTACGCTTAGGAACAAAAGTATCAACTCGACTTCCTGGATTGATGTATTCTTGAAACTTAGATCCCGTTCCTGCTTCCTCAATCAAATACCTTATAAGTCTTTCAAGATACCACTCAGCTCTATTTTTATATTTAGCTTTGTAATCGTCAATCTCAGAAGAGCTTACAGCTTCGCTATTTTCAGTTGTTTTTCTTGTTAATCCCTTATTCCATATTTGATAAGATAATCCATCTGCAAGCTCTGAAATGGTATAGTGTATAAGTGGATCGCGAATGTAATCTTTTAAAAGGGTAACTTCATCAGCTGTCAAATTACTATTATCAATCCCGTCTTGCAATCTTTCATAAAGAGCTGTCCCTAAAACTGGCAAAAGATACATTTCCTGCATTGCCTTAATTTCAGGTATGATCATTTTGCTATCTATGTTCTTGTGAACAGGAGATCGATCATATATGTTTTCAGCACTTATAAAAAGAATATCTCTCATTTATTTAGTTTTTTTCATTACTATATTTTGCACCCAATTATGTCTGCATGAAATTGAATGATCACCGTTTGGCTTTGTCCACCATCCGCCTCTACGATCCCAAACAGAATAACCCATTCTACGGCTCATTGTTTCAATATCAGCACGTGAATACAATCTGTCTAATTCCATAAGTCTAGCGCAAAAAGGTCTATTTCTGCTATCTTGCGGACCCTCATAAGAGTACATCAGTTTAAAGTTCAAAGTTTCAGGAGTCTTATCAGTTTGCTTTGAGATAGGTTCAGTAAGTGTTCTTTCAATTACTTGATCAATACCGACCTTTACAATCTTTGACTTTATCCTGCCCTCTTCCGTTAATCTTTTAATTATCTCTTTTGCGCTTTCAACTTCAATATCCAATGTTTCAGCAATAACTTCAGGAGTGATTCTTTTATCTTTTCTAAGCAGATCTAAAACATTCGCCTCAATTTGAGTTACTGCATTAAACTCATGATCTTTAAAAGAAAATGAGCTTGTAGATTTTACTATAAGATATTCACTTTTAAATTCGCCACATGAAGCAAACTCAGCTAATAAAAGCTCATCCTTTTCATGTGAGCTGAACTCCATTTCATTATCAATAGAAAGCATCACGTTAATCTCTTCCTCAGAAAGTCCTAAGCTACTCTTTAAAAGAAGTTTGGCCTGATCTTGGCTTATGTCTCCCTTTTCAAATTTGCGGATAATACGTGTTAAGCTTTGCCATTGACGTCCTGTTAAGTTTTTCAGGTTTTCATTAACCTGTTTCACTTCAGCCGACGCTTGCGATGGAACTGCCTCAGTCGGTAAACTTTCAGGATATTGATTAGGATCAATTCCAATTTTTTCAAGTAACCACTTTTTCGGTGCAATCTGTAAAAGTGTTTGCTCACTAAATTCAAATCCTATCGGCTCAACAGGAACGATCTTTGAATCAATACCTGTGATCTCTTTGAAAAGTAATTCTAGTGATTGTTGTTTATCATTTGCATAAGTAGCTTTGAATATCTCATAAGCTTCACGAATCTCACTACGTCCACCAAGCTGACCCTCTACACGTACACCGAAAAGCATCGGACTTACCACCTGATGTCCCGCAAATAATTCTTGTTGAATACTCTTTGCAAGTATATCGAAATGCTTATCTAATTCTGTGCTGCTAAGGTCATCCAGTTGTGGACGTTTTGCGGGATCTTTACCGAAATTCAAAACGATATTACCAGCGTTCTCACTACCTGTAAACTTGCTCTTAAATCCTTTCTCAATCTCTCTTTTTTCCTCTTCGGTAGGTATACCTTCAAAAAAGCTGATCATCTTTGAAGCAAACATCCCATTAGTGATTGTTGATAAGTGGTATTTGCTTATTTCAATATCTGTCTGAATAGCATTCAAAGCACCCATGTAACCAGGATAGCTATAAGTTTCAACACCTGGACGATATTCTTTGTAGTAAAGTATCTGCGTTTGATTGCGAAGCATCTTTGCATCCTGATTAGGGTTGTAAGCCAAAAAGACCTTTGGTTCATCATTCTTTTTGTAGCTATCCCAATCCTTAACGAAAAACTGTGTATTATCTTTATTGCTCCTTACCTTATGGTATGGCACGTGATAATAAGCACCGATCTTACCAAGCTCATTATACTGAACCTCAATATAACAACCTCCAAAAACCTCAATGTCTGTACAAAGCTTTTTCAATAACTCATTTGAATTCTCATAAGCATTTGCCTGAGTCACATTATCAAATCCTTTTCCTATGATGTAGTTTACTTTGCCTAAAACGATACCGTTATGCTTACTGCTTTTATTAAACATGTTAAGAAGCATATTAGGAAACTTGTTATCCTCACCGAAAAGAACCCATCCTTTATTAGGTAGCTCTTTAATAACAGGCACCTTAACATCTGCAAACTTGATAAAGGAAACTCTATTCTGCATCATAAACTTTGAAAGTTGTGTTATTATTATATGTTGTAGTGCTAACGCTGTCGGTATCTAATAAATACATCAAACCAGTTTCAACGATGCCACCTGCTAAGTCTTCATCTATATTGCTCACACTCATTTGCTCATAAACCTTGTATGTATACCACCCCTCTTCCTTTGAGCTAAAATAAGTATTTACAACAATATCGAATTCGTTAAATCTATCTTTGTACAAACTCTGATCGGCAGAATTTACCAAAACAAACTTTACCTTTTCGTTCGTTGATCGCGATTGAAAAACAAAAAGAAAGTTAGCATCTAAGATAGTCTGCTTTTCTTTCAATGTAACGTAAATAGTTGCAGTCGTTCCTTTTGTAAATTTCAGCATCTTTAATAAATACCTATTAACAAAAAACGCCCGCCCGAAATCAGGCGAGCGCTCTAATCAATCACTCTAACAATTAACCAGCAGTTTCAAGGGCCGCAGCTACTGAGCTATTCACTTCAAACAGCTGATCAGGTTCTTTACCCATGAAGTTCAATGTATATCCTGAACGATCACCGAATGCTGTTCCGCTTCCGCTTTCAGATGCACCCATGTCGATTCCTCTTTCCTTTCCAAGCATCCAATACTTATTGTTGTTATCCTTTACAACAGCGATCAAAACATTTTGAGCTAACAATTTAAGCTCTGTATTGATTGATGCAGAAAGTTTGTTTACAACTATTGTAAGATTTTGCTCAAAGAACAAAGTACCGTTTTCAGTTGAAACTTGCGGATTGTGTGTAAAGTTTCCTGTTTCTTTTGGAAGTTCATATTTCCAGAAACGCTTACCGCTTGCTTTTGTCAAACCTGTAACTACACCAGATGCAGTTGCAACGCTTGAAACGTTTCCTTTTTCAATAAAATAAACTTCGGTTATCCCGCCCGCAGAATCTTTACAGTCTAGAGCGTATCCGGAACTCAAGGCACACGGCATGGCTATTAAATTTTAAATTTTATAAATTAGGGAGGAGTTTTATCCCCTCCCTATTGATTAACTAATTAAGCTTCGAATTTTACAACTTCGTCCATAAAGGCGAACTGAACACCGATCTTAAATGAAGCGCTGAACTTCACGTTACGATCATCTTGGCTATACCACATTTCGAAGTTATCTTCTTCACCTTGAAGATCAACACCCAAGAAGATGTTTGACATTCTGAAAGCATAAATGTCACTTGTTCCAGTAAGACCATGTACAGGGATAACTTTATAAGATGTACCAGGAACAATGAATTCAGAATCAGGTGCATTTTGAGTAGATCCAGGATTGTAATGATACAAATTAAGATCAACATACTTTTGGATAAGCAGGTTGTAAACATCCCAACCGCAGAAAATGCGTACATCGGTTTTACCTTTTACCCCGTTTGGAAGAGCATTGATAACTGCAAGAACAGCTTTTTGTGCTTTTTCCATTGTATCTATTCCGGTGATAGGTGCGCCTGTTCCGTAGAATCCTGTTACGTTAGCATTTACAACAGTTCCACCTGCATCGCTTACAAGCTGTTTGATTCCTTTGAACTTATTTAAAAGACCGTTAGTGCCACCGTATCCGCTTCCTGTTGCAGTCCAAATAGCAACTTCGATAGCTTCAGCGATCTTACCAGCTTTGCGACCTGTGTACTCTTGAGCAAAGATCATACTGTCATAAGAAGAACCAGCAGGAAGAGCTTTTTGTAAGTAGTAAGCTTCAAGATCTTTAGGACAAAGTATCTCTTGAGTCTTTACCTTTCCTACTGTCAAAGTACGCTGAGTAAATTCAGTAGTACCTGAAGCGGCAAATCCGCAAGAGCTATCATCCTGGAAGAATACATCCGTATCCATACGGTTAACGGTTTGACTAGATTTTACACCTGTCATAACATTACCCTCGGAAAGGATGAGCTGTTGAGTACGAGCCTCGAACAGCGAAGCAGTAACGAGCTGTTGCTCATTTTGTTCTGTGTAAGCCGTAAGGCCTGTAACCAAAAACGCCATCTTTATTTGTTTTTAAATTGTGAAACGAATTGTGAATAAGATTTTATTTTGTCAGCTTTGCTTTCAACACTAACCTTTTTAAAATTGTTAGGAACTTCAGCCGGTGCCTGAGATGGTACATTTACCAAAGTATCTACAAGCTGAATAAGTCCCTGCATTGCTTCGCTTTGTTTACCGAAAGCAATTTTCAAACCCTCATAATCAGATTGTAAAGCAGAAAAGCTTTGTTCACTTGCAGCGATTCTGTTTTCAATTTCAGAAAACTTTGCAGCCATTTTAGCTTTTTCCTCTTCGTCTTTTACTTCCATGTCTTTCCCGCTTTCGATCTCAACACTTACTTCGGGAGCTTCAACTTCTTTCGGTTTGATTTCAGCGATAACACCACCTTCAGCAAGTACGATCTCAGTACCATCTGCTAAAGTGTGAGATCCTGCAGGAGCAGGTGAGCCATCTTCGAGGGTAACTATACCGCCAACCTCTAAAGCTGAAACCATGATCTTAGTACCATCTGCCAAAGTATAACCTGGAGCTGGCATTGTCTCTTCCTGAAAAACAAGTTTTTTAACCTGTGTTAAAAGTTCAATTGGGTTCATCATGCACATACATACGCAAACCTCAAAAAACTGGACATTTACAAATGAAAAGTTATGTTTATAGTATATTATTTATCTCCTTTATTTACTTTACTCTCCTCTCCTTTCCTTTCCTTGCATAGCAAATGCATCTACAAATGCAATGCAAATGCATACTTTCTTTCTTTCTTTTCTTTCTTTTCTTTCTTTCTTTATTGCCATTGGCCTCCCTAATAGCCCCCCTATTGGCCTCCCCATTTTAATCAACTCAATAACTTTGTAAAAGCTGCTTTTCTTTTTTCGTTTATCTCATTGAAATTGAAATACTTAGCGCAGTATGTATGCAATAAAACTCCAAGTTCATCGCGCATCTCTTTATCGTTCACTAGTTCGTTAATATGTTTCAACCAATCATTACTTTTTTTGACATATTTAACGACATCTTCAGGAAACCCTAAGTACGGATCGACATGTGAAACGATAGCAGGTATCGCCTTACCAGCCGCCTCTAAAAGCTTTATATTAGACTTGTAGCTGTTAAAGTTATTCTTAACCAACGGGACCAGCATAATATCAGAATGCCTAAACATTTCGTAGTAATTAAAGACATCCATCCCTCTGATTAAAGTATGCGGAAGCTTTTTATCAGCTGTAAAATATCCAGCCATTTTATACCAATAATATCGCTCCGTTTCATTCGAATCCGCAAAGCCACCCACAACCATCTGTACATTTCCAGATAGCTTTTTTAACGGCGCCTGCAATAACTTTAAATCCTGGTCATGAGTTATGCCACCTGCCCAGAATAGCTTAACGGCATCTGTAACAACCCTTTCTCCGTTGAATTGTGAATAGCCATAAGGAATAGCATTAGGTAAGATTTCAACGTTTTTATTGTGTGGGTAAATAGCATCGGCCAACCTTTCATGTGTGCATGTAACTAAATCGGCCTCTTTCATGTGATGAATTAGCTTAGCTACAAAATTTGATGAATTGTACCCATCATACATCAGATGATCGTGTGATAAGATCCAATAGTCATCCACATCAACAACTAACTTAAATCCTTTCTGCTTTCGCCTTTCGATTAAGTTTTCAGGTTCCCAAATGCGATTGATAAAAACAATATCGTAATTGTGCTCATCCCATTGATCTTCCGTCATTTGATCCGTAATCCTGCCATATTCTTTTTGCATTAAAGAGATAGGAAGCATCAATCTGTGATAGCCGCAGCCGCTGAATTTTTGTGTGAGTGTTAGGATTTTCATACAAATAAATACGAATAAAAAACCCCACCTGTAAAAACAGGCAGGGGATATAAACCAAACCCTAACAACGAATGAAATTAAAAATCTTTCAAAAGATCTTTAAGCTTTTCAATGATCTCTTCCTCTTTCATTCTCATTTTAACCTCTGTCATATCGAACATACCCTCCACGCTAAATCCTTTAAAGGTCCCGTCTTTTACTTTTGACCACGTTTCATCATTCATAACCTTTGCACCTAGAAACCAAGTTCCATCTGGCAAATCTTCAAACTGCTTCATCTTAGGTATTCCTTTGCTTTCATCTGCAATCCAGGACATGAAAAACGTGATACCATCTACTGGCTTTGTGTGCATCTCATTTGCACTTTGCTGAAATCCTTTTGCGTAAAACTTTAAAGCGATTGTTTCAATAGTCTTTTTGTCAAAGAATACATAGTACTCACCTGTTTCATCTTTGCGATAAATAGGCATGTCTGGAATCATTGCAGGGCCGACTACTATACGTTCTTCATTATTTACAACTGAAAAAGCATGTATCTTTTGGCGATCTATCTGCTCAAGTTTACGCTGTGCCCATTCTATGCCAGCATCACCACCCCATGCTAACCACATCAAACGTCCACATCCGTCCCCTAATTCTTTTTGACTATTCTGCCTATGTCTTTCAAATGCCGCCATACGTGCAATAGTTTCGCGAGTAATAGCTTCACCCTTTGCCAGTTGGTTCGCCCTTGCTTTGCCTACAGGCGTTCCGCACTCACCCCAGCCGTTTTCTTCCGCCCACCTCAAAGCTATCTTTGCGTTCTCACTTGCTTGCTTAGGGTAATCGGTATAGCTTTCCTGAAACTTCTGATCTTTGTTTTCCCATTTGCTATAGCAGATAGCGGCCGCCTGATCCTGATCTTTACCCTCACCTACCATGTACGAAATGCAACGAGGTATGAATTCGCTTTCAGATTCGCCTGAATTCGGCTCTACAAATATCTGTTTTTCAAATGCAAAGAAGTTCTCACCTATTGCAGGTATATCAACAAGTGCAACCGCGTTTACTTCCTGTATAGCAGTTTCATCTTCTTTTATCGTTAATCTGAATAAAGGTAACTGTTCCATATTATCCAATTCTTGCATTACGCTGCAAGTATGCGTTTCTTTGATTATTATTTTGTATATCTGAATTCATTACATATGCTCTTAAAGACTGATTTCCTAGATTGTTTATTGCAGTAGCATTTAAAGCTTGACCCTGTACCGCAGGTGAAAGCATCGGCTGTAAAGGTGCATTTCCTGTAGGAGGAGTAGGAGGATTAGGA